ATATATAATAACTAAATGGAGCATGACATTTTATTTTATGAAAATAAAATACCAACACAATGGGTTTCTGTGCTAATTGCATGTTATAATACAGAACCAAAATATATAATAGAATGTCTAGATTCTATTAAAAACCAAAAAGGAACATTTGGCGTGGAGGTCGTATGGATAAATGATGGTTCTGAAATAGAACATTCTAAAATTCAAGAACATATATTGAATATATTTATATCTGAAACAAAAAATACTAAATTAAAATATAAAAATATGGAAACAAATATGGGGTTAAGCCATTGTTTACATGAAGGCGTTCTAATGTGTTCATATGATTTAATAATACGAATGGACACAGATGATATAATGATTGAATCCCGAATTCAAAGGCAACTTAATTTTATGAATGAAAATACATCATGTGTTTTATGTGGAACAAACATATATTGTTTTAAAGATATAGATGAAAATACAGATATAGATGAAAATACAGATAAAGATGAAAATACAGATAAAGATGAACCCAAACGACGTAAAATAGCAATAGTAGATACATCAAATCATGCTGAAATACTTACATGGGATGAATATATTAAAGAAAAATCTCATTGGTTTTTAAACCACCCTACGTTATGTTTTAGAAAATATGCAGTTATAAGTGTGGGAAATTATAATAAAAAATTGAGGTTGCCATTTGAAGACTTAGATTTGGAATTAAGAATATTAAAAAAATATAATTTTGTATGCAATCTTCCAGAAAACTTATTATTATATAGAATACACAAAGACCAAACTACTTTGAAAAATAAGCAACATTCTGAATTAAATTTTAAAATCAAGAATAAATTAATAGATAATATTATTAATTCTAACAACTAATATACATTATTTTTCAAATTTTAATACATTCCGCCTAACCGAATTCTTGTACCGCTAGTCGGTTGGTTTATTTTATATACCGGTGGACGAATAGGTGGTGGCGATTGAGGGATATATACATTGTTGGGTTGAGAAGGTGTATGTGTAAATTCTCTTTTATTATAAGAATCATTAGTCACTTCGTGCATTTCGTCTTCTTTTATTTTTTGTAATAATGAAGCAGGTATTTTTTTCTTTTCTGCTATAAAAGTTTTCGCCAATTCAATTCTTTTTTCTTTACATGTTGGGTAATAAGGTATATTTGACCAATCCTCTGTAGACACAATTGTATTTTGAATTTCTTTTAATTTATTGGGTGCCTTTATTTTTCTATTTGGCTCTCTTAAATCATAATTATAATAATTATCTTGTTCAAAAGAAATATGAGATAAAAATGTTTTAATGTTAATAAAAAAAATATACGGATTATCAACTGTAAATATATTATCATCCTGATTATCGGATAATTTATCAATTATATAATTTAATTTATGTATTGTTTTTATTCCGTCTATTCCATTATCTGTTTGCATTCTCCAAGGGTCTTTTTTGCTAATAATTCTAGATATGCCATCAAATAATTGTAATATTTCAGGACTACCTATTGGGTAAAAAATGCTACGGTCAATATTTAAATTATATTGCAAACATCGTTTTTGTAGACAGTTATCTTCCATTCCCCATCCCCAAAAACAAGGAAACCCGTTGATTCTTTCAAAATCAATTCCTTTTATTACAACAATACCACCCAAAGCATATTTGTATCCATAATAATGTTTCACCGTGCCAACGGTTGTGTTATAGTCAAAAATTTTATTGAATGGGATAGTATCTATATCATTAAATATAAAATTAATATTCTTATAATGATTTGGATATTTATTTTTTACTGCCATAAATCCAATATTTTTGGTAGCACCACGATTAAAAGTTCTTGCGTCACATTGATGAGAGAAATATATTTCATAATCTTCTTCTTTTTCTAATATAAAACTCATATATTTGCTGAAAAAGAATTTTTGTTCCACGCGGTTTCGGTAAGGAACAATAAAAACACGTTTTGGTATTTTCGGTTCTTCGTTATTATTACTCATTATACATAGTTATTTTTTATTTTTATACTTTTACTTTATTATACTAATTATACTATAAAGTAAAATAAATTAAAGCCAATCATGTATATTATGATATAGAGTTTATACATATTATATTATAATATGATGTACATGATTGGTTATTTTGTATTCGTTGGGATATACATTTGTCAAACAGTTTCTTTTGAAAATAATTATGTTTCTTGCAAAAATTGCAAGTGGTTTACCTTGCCTAAAGGTCAAAAAGAAGAATATGGTATATGCACATTTTTTAGTAATAGAGATATTAACAATAAAGAAAAACCATTCTTTTATGAATTTGCAGACCATTGTAGAAAAAATAATAATTTATGTAGTAAAGAAGGGGTTTTTTTTGAAGAATATATACCACATAACCTAGATGAAAATAAAGAATTTAGTTATGATAAAATATATAGTTTGGGAAAAATATTTATTTTGGAAACAGAATTAGCTGAATTTAAAAATAAAGTATATGGAGAAGTAAATGAAAAAAATGACCTAGATGACATAGATAGAAATATACGAAACTTGACAGAAAGGTTACGCATATTACAGAAAGAAATGATGGAGAGAAATAAAAAATAAATAAATAGTTAAAATAACAAGTAATATTTTGGAGAGTTATATTTTTTACACCTTTCTCATTTAGAGCAACGCGTATTTTATAAAATTGAAATAAAAAATTGATTATTACATATTACAACAAATGGAACGATTATTATTATTAATTAATTCTTTACCACAGGTGTTACAAGATTTGATTAGTGAGTATAATGTGGAACACAGACCAAAAATGAAAAATGTTTTGAGTGAATTAATGAAGTATGAGCCACAGACACTTATATGTGAAGGTTGTGTTATAGGAAAAATCGGCATAACACTACATAGTATTATTCCGTTTAATTTTATATGTTCTAAAAAATGTTTAAAAAAATTTGTAAGTTTGATACCAGATGGATGTCCTTACAAAAACTATTATGATGAAATGCTTAAACTTTTAATAAAATGAGAAAATGTGTAAAATTTATCTTTTTGAAGTTTATATTTATGCAAACACAGAATATTTTTGTATGATGATATCGGGGATAAGTTCATGTTGTATTTTCTCTAATTTTTTATAACATTTATTAATAGTAACTTCACTTATTTCGCTCACATTTTTTACATCTTTTTTAGTAATATTCAATTTAAATACCTGAGAAATGAAATAAATAATACCAGAAGCGATAGAATGAGGAGTATTTTCAGGCATTAAATTGGCCTTTTCAATTTTCATTGAAATGAATTGTCCTAATTTGGTTAATTCATTATTTATATTTAATTTACTGCAAAACCGTTCAATAAATGCCTCTGGTTTTTGCTTACATAAATTTGTTTTTTCTTTATTATCCATGTCTTTTTCTAAATTATTCACAATGAGCAATGCGTTTTTGCACCCTTTAGTAGCGCTTGTAATATCTAAATGAAAGATATTGGCAATTTCTTTAGCAGTTCTAGGATAATTGTTAATTCGGCAAGAAATGTAAATAGATGCCGCTAATACACCGTCTCTATTGTCTCCACGAAATGTTAATTCATACTCCGATATTTTTTTATGGTATCTCATGGCATCATCTATAATCATTTTTGGCATTCCTGAATTTTGGGCCATGATGGTGATTACTTGAAAATCGTCATATTGAGATTTTTCCTTATAAGGCATCGCTTGCCATTCTGTATATCTTCTAATTTTTTTCATTTCATACATCATGGAACCGTTGCATAACACTTTACACCCATAAGAAGATTCTTTTAATAAAGGATTAATAGGCATGCCACAACGGGTAGGGTCTGAATTATGATTATCATCTGCACCATAAAAACGCCATTCTGCAGATTGGTCTACTAAATCCTTATAAATAATTCCACAATTTTTATTAGTACATGTTAAAAACCCTTCATCTGAAAAGGCCAAATTATGCTCACAACGTTCACAGAAATCTCTGTTACCAGATTCACGATACATACATTCTAAAGGCGGGCACTTATTAGTGTCTGTAATTTCTTCATCAAATATATTCCACAATTCCTTTTTATTATGATTTACATTTTTATTTTTTTTGCTTTTATCGCTATTCATATTTACTATTTGATATAGATTATATATTTGTATTTTTAATTCAATTTTATTTACAAAAATATATCATATATATCATATATATATGGGAAATGCTAGTTCACAACAAAAAGGTTCTGAAATAGGAAAAGATGAAAAACAAAACTTTGAAAATTTTTATGAAGTTATTGATTATATTGCGACTTATTATATTTTGACAATGGATTTCAAAAGCTTAAGTAAACTTTCTGAAAAAGAATATTGCGATCAATTAGTTATTTTGACATCTGACATTATTAATAAATATTTTAATGATTTAGAAGTTACTTATCTTGCACAAAGAGTAAAAGATGGATTAGAGGTGAATGATTTAAAAAAGGAAACTATTCAATTTTTGAGCAAAAATCAGTTAGAAAGTTTAGATGTTAAAAACGATAAACAAAAAAGTATCCGCAAAAAGAGAGTTTGTATTGGAATTGCTAAATTTTATATAAAAATAGCACATGTATTTGCCGCAATTGTCATGACAATTAATCCAGTATATGTTTATAAAGATCAATATGGGAATACCGTAAAGAGTAATTTATATGAAAAGGATAAAATACCTAAAAATGTAGATAAAAAAATATTTAAATTGAATATTTGTGACAACAGAATAAATTCTTTAAACAAATATGAAGAATCTAAAGATAATAAAGATGATATTAATTTGCACCCAAAGGTTTGTTCAATAAATACAGATATTAATGGAAATGTAAAAAGCTTGTCGGATGAACCAGGAATTAATGAATTGTTACAATTATATTTAGATGATAAGTATGATTATTCTAATGGGACATTTACAGGTATGTCGGATACTACAAGTAAACAATTCCAAAAAGATTTGCAACTTTTTTATACCGCTTTTACAGGAAATAAAGTCATGCCTCCTGAAATACAAAAATTTAGTGATATTAAGCTACGAGATTATAATAGTAAAAATGCATGCCAAGGAGACAGCCCCACTTTTAAAATGAATTATAAATTATCTAAAAAAGACAAGTTATTTACGGATTATGCAGATAATATTAAAAATATGATTCAAAAGGCCACCATGAAACAAAAAGAATTATTAGAAATAATAAACCAACTGTTTTCTTTTGTAGTAGACCCATATAGTAATAAAAAAAAGGTTAGAGTGAACCCAAAATTGACCGAAGACATGTTACAAAAAATGATAGAAGGCTCTAGAAAAATAATTATGGAATTATATATAAATTGTGAATTAGATTATATTAATGGAATAAAATTATATGAAGCCATTGTAGAATCTAAAATATTAGAAACTACCAAAGAACAAATCAAATCTTTGCAAAAAGAGTCAGACAAAATTATACAACAAACCAGCGACCTAACTAAAAAGTCAAAATATACAAAGGCTCCAACTCAGGCGTCTGTACAACAACTGAACTCATATGTGTTGCCTCCACAACAACCGTATGTACAACAACAACCGTATGTACAACAACAACCGTATGTACAACAACAACCGTATGTACAACAACAACCGTATGTACAACAACAACCGTATGTACAACAACAACCGTATGTACAACAACAACCGTATGTACAA